TCGTATGTTAGATGTTGCAAAATGTTCATCACAATTTGATCCCCGATGCTATGTTTTTCATGTCCAAGATCAAGGTGACATGGATTGGAAACAATTCATGCACTACGTTAAAACGCTGTATTCTCAGCGTCTTTCGCGTGGTAATAAGCTGATCAGGGAGTTGAATAACTATACCAAACATTCGCTCGAGACTGTGTATTCTGCCTTGGCAGATGGCACTTTCGACGATTTAATGGATAGTGATTTGACGCCCGAACAGCGCCTTGAGAATTGGAAAACTCAAGAACCTAGCATGGAGATTGACCCGTATGAACCCCGTATGGGCCGAGAAGCAGAGCAATTTGAGAAAGATCTCAAAGAGCTCATGGATCGTTACAACAATAACCAAGCTCCCACGGAAGAATATTATGACACGCTGCATGCGTATATGCGCGAAATGCAACGAGGAGTATTCGACCAGGAGAAAGGTTACGATCTTCTCCTTGAAAGGTATGAATCACAATTGAATTCTTTGTTGCAACGTGTTGCAGCAGAGCGAGTAGTTTTCACCGATGGTATTGATCAAAGTACAGTAGTAGGGCAGCTTTATATATTATTTTTAAAGAAAAAGTTGCCAGCTCAGATGAAACCTGAAGAGTGTAATGAAGAGGATAAGAATATTCTCAATTATTTCATTGCACAAGAGCAGGTTCATATGAACTCAGTAGTATTCCCAACAATAATAGAAAAAGGACTCAACGACCATGATGAGCGGACCTCACAATCCACTCGTTATACGAAAGCAGTGAATAAGTTCAAAGCTTATTTTGCCTCATATGGAGCTTTTCAGTATCCCTTAGTGCATGTTTATGCAATTTGGGCTCATAACTGGAATACTCGTACTATTCCCACTGCTTTTTCATTGTCAGCCGTAGCTCGTGCCTTCAAAGGTATGTATTATGGCCATAATTTGAACAAATTGGAGTTTAAGTGTGCAACCCTTGTAGATTTTTACTGTGAACGTGGAGTAGCTGCGTTCATGGATGTGTATTCGCCTATCAATAGGAAGGCGACTGTACGTTTAGCTCGTGTATTTAATCAGGTAGCCTCTCAGTGTGCAAGAAGTGGTTGTGTTCGCAACCC